TGCATTTCATTCGTACCTATAAACTCATAGTGCCGAGTAAAATTCATTGTGTACCTCTTAATCAATTGTCGCAAGTTAAAAAACTTTTCGCCAAGGCATGCTGCCACCATGGCGTCTGAATCCTCAAGGTCATCTTCCATACCCGTTAAATTCAGCTTGATGCAACTATCACCTGTATCACCTGACAATATGTTAGCATTCATATTTGCATCATATATGAAAGACTGTGTCTCTGGTAAAGATGCGAGCCGCTCTAAATCAAAACGTGTACGATGCCACTTTCGTACATACTCAATAGTGATCTCATTAAAAACGGTACAAAATGGCTCTTGCATTTCAGACCAAGCTATACCACTGGGTATATCTACACCCTGCTCCTTAAGTACCACTTCGGGTCTTTTATTCCATGTGTTAGACTGTGGTTCCGGGAGATTTTGTCCACTATTAATTCCGGCAAAAGTGTAATTTGCCAAAACAGGGCGCAAATCTCCAAGTGCCATACCGGACTTCCCACTCACGTATGCTAAAATAGTTACGTTAGGAAGTGATCCATCTGATAGTGTAACAAATGGTGTTATTATCAGGGTTCCATTACCCAGCTGTGGTGAACCAGCTGTACCAGCATCAAGAAAGGTTGCAAAACTATGAAGCAACTCTATATCCTTGAAAGGCAAATTACTTGTCCACGGTACTTCTACTTCTATACATCGCGTCTCTGCCAAATCCCATACAACATTGTTAAGTCTGGAGAGATTACTATTCTCCTCGCCCAATACGGAAATATATCCTGATACTCCGTTTACGTCGTGGCTAATCTTGAGTTTACCTCGCAGAAAAGCCGATCCAACAGCGTAAAATTTATATCTAAGTGTGCCGCGCCACTTACTAAAACCTAACGTGCCAATTGCTAGTGGCGTTGGGTAAAAGGTAGCTACCCCTCCCTGACTGTAAGTGTAGCAACCTGCTGGTGAAACTGGAATCAACATGAAAGGGTATTGGGTGGTAACCCTACCCGTAGGATATCTATAGCTGTCGACATAAGCCCAACGGGTATAAATATTGTCCAAAGCCATAGGATCTGGTACGTCATATCCAATATTTGCTAGATCCTGTGTGACCTCATTCTTACAGTCAGCTGCTAAATTATCTATATTGACATTACCATTAACGCACGACATATTAGTTGCACACCTAGGAACCATAGGTAAAGGACCTGTTGGATCATTAGGGGTGTTTAAACCAACAACAGAAAACATCGCTTCAACACCCATATCTGTCGCCAGCCCAGTTAGTTGACGAGCTGCCAATTTAGCTGAATCTTTCAAAGAAACGCTAGCTGTATGTACAGCATCCTTTGGCTTCTTGTCATATTCATTACCTTGCGTCACCGGTAACTCGGATACATAAGTCGTACCTGTAAGTGATACGTCGGTAAGCCATACGTATACCGTAATAACAGGATCAGCAAACGACGTCACTGGCTTAGACAATAATGCTACAGACGAAAAATGAAGTGCAAAAGCACTCCGTATTACATCCGTGTCACTTATCAACAAACCATTCGTCGGGGCAATTATGGGCATACTAATTTGTCCTCCTTTCTCTATGCCATAATCCAACAACACATGAGGAAGACAGGATACCTGAGTAGGATTAAGCAAAGTAGGTGCTGTTAGATCACCAAAGCGACCGAGACCAGTATCCGCTGTCCACCAAGGGTGCAGACCAGCATAACATGCACCAGAATTTTGTGGATTACTGACTACATCTATTTTAATATGCATCATAGCATTCATATATGCATAACCTCGTATTTTCTCTCTTATGTTAGGGTGACTAAGATAATCAAGCAATGGATATATAGTTAAGGCCCACGCACCAACAGTAACAGGTTGTCGATATATCATTTCTGGCCGTGATAAATAATTACCCAATGATCGTGATTCATCCTGTCGTAACGCAAGCATCTTTTGTTCCTTAGGTTCCAACATTGTCGTGTTCGTGTCTCGCCCAGGTGTCATCAGCAAAGTACCAGTTTCTATAGGCGCACTCGTAGTGTTCTCCACCTCACCTCCAAAATTGGATTGATGTTCGTATTCCGAATCTTTTAGTAGATCGGGCACTGTGGAAATCCGTTCCACTTCGTTATTATCAAATATAGTCTCAAGTTCTGTTACGCATGTTTCCGCATCAAACTCATAGCGGTGCGTGTTATCACTACTCGGCACAGAGTGGTGACTATTGGTCAGCTCGCAATCCACAGCCTCTTGTGCCATTGGGTAATCAGTGGATTCGAATATTGCTGAAGCAGAGATATTTTCTTCTATGTCTAAATGGTTGCGATACATATAGTACTCATCGTAATCATAAGACATACAATACAAGACAATCTCATGGCGCATACATATCTCTCTAATATGCGCCATATAATAATCATACGTGTCTCGTGGATGATATGATATTTCTCTCTGAAACATCTCAAGAACTGCATGGGCATGAGCTCTTTCAGTAATAGCTATCTTGCCCCTGTTGTGCAGAGACTTCAAAAGGCTACTAACGTCAAGTGCTCCATAAAATTTATTGTCTTTGTCGCACAACACACTCCTTCTTTTAAGGAAATCACATTGAAATATATTGAGATAGGGCTCGAATTTAGCTTTCTTATCTGGCATTGTCAGCGTAATTTTCTTATCTTGTAACCAAGCGGCATATAGTATATTGTCAAACACAACACCCAATTTGCCTTTACCACCATAAAAATCATCACCATAAGTCATAATGTGGATGGCATGCCGAAACTTGCCACCATTACCCAAGTCGAAAAAAGCACAACGTATAAGTAAACTGTTGCAAATCGAATTGATATGGGCTGTAAGATTGTGTCCCGAAGGAACTCCTCCACACATCTCCAGAAGAGTACCGTTAAAATGAGTCACATAAAAGATAGTGTCCGTCGCCAGACCCCTCATTATTCTAAGATCCTCATCAGTATAAGCTCTACAACGAGACGCCAAGTCAATAATGATTTGAAAAGCCATGGCTATGAGATCTGGTGGTAAACGAATATCCCATTTACTGTAATCGCCAGCAACAATGTAGTCATCAGCTTCACCGTTAAACGTAACATGTCGATGCATAGTATCCCAATCCTCGCCAAAAGGGTTTAACCCAACTGCACACTCACTTGCTAACGGGTAAAGGGATAAAAACCGAAGAATGGGAAGGCCATACTTCCGCCATTGCAGCTGCAAGGCCAAATCAGCAGCTTGGAAAACGCGCACCTTATCTTTTGATTTAAGAGTGGCCTCATCTTTTAGACAAGATTTAAAAACACAATAATAGCGTTGATTTGATAGATACGCCTTATTCATCCGCTCAATCTCACTAGCGACATCGAGCTCTGATGTAAATTTCTTGTATCCAGGGGGGCCATCAACAAAATGCGATTTGGGTCCACGCAATGGGAAACCAGCACTGGATTGAAAATTCATAGCGTCAACAAATCTCTTACCGTGTATACCATTGACAACCTCATCATCCGTCAATGGCCTAGTACTGTCCTGAACCAATGTAAGGAAGCTGTACAGTCCTCCAAGATAATCCTTTTTTGCTCTATGCAATAGCTGCGGCGAGATATTTACATTATGCTCCGCAGCGATACTAAGAAAATCATACCAAGGCTTCCACTTTTCTGGCCCAAATTTAGGACCCCTCCATAAATTAGGTTCTCCCATCACATCAGTAACAGTCGCGCTTATAAGCGAAGGTCGTATTTCGGAATAATATGAGCTACTCGTACCAATACTCCCTCGAATTCCGAAGGTATGTTCCTCTATAAAATTAACTGGAGAACCAGGATGTATGTCTTCACGAACGTTCATGTCCACTCCGAAACGCGAAACATTGAATACACCAGTGGAGTGCAAGTCTATATTACCTGAACTAGCAAGCAATAGATCAACAGACTGTTGTATCTCGCTTCTCAAAGGTGATACATAGACGCCTCTTTCCGTACCAGTAACTCCTGCAATATGAAATCCAAATATCGTTGGCTTCTTTGAGTCAGTCACTAAGACCCCAGTACACATGCCTCTTTCTGTCTTAAAATTATAAATTACATTTCCACCGACACCAGCTATAGTTCTCAATAAGCTACCTTGTGGTCTGTATTCATAACTGCCGGAAGTTGCGTCTGCAGTTCCAATGTGTACTGAACCATCTCCACATCGCCTCACAAAACGAGCTAAACCATTATACCCACGAGTGGTGCTAATCAATGGTATAATATCACTGTGAACACCAATATTGTACGTCTGAAATATACACATATCATGCACTCCGATTTGAACTATATCATCCAAATAAATACGAGTGCTAGACACATACGCCTTATTTTCCGAGCGCGTAAATTCCACGGTTATATATGGTCCCGACTTACTATTTGGGTCGCGAGTCCCAACTATGCGACTACCTCTTATATTTGCTCCCTTAAAGAAAAAGTGGTAAGGACACATCACTACAGAAGGTCTCAAAACCAAACAGGAAACATCATTTCCAACATTATCGTCCACTAGCCGCATATACAAGCAATTTTTGGATATTTTATTACACAGCTGTTCGCTGGTACTAGTGGCTGTAACCTCAGAATATATGAAAGGTGTGGCACGCTTAACCCAGGGATTGACTTCAGAATCTCTCTGGAATATCTCTGTCTCATTCAATGGACACAAATTGCCCTGTGGTTCTCGCCGCACGCCATGGTAAAACTTCCGGAGCATGTTTATTAAGTACAAACACGCTGAGATAGTGAGCCCCCCACGCAAGTAGGGTTTACTTCTGTCCACATAATATTGCAACGATTTGATACCATCAAAACATCGTACGGGACAAGTCAAAATCTTAAGTCGTAACGATCCTATTATCAGCCTTACGGAAAAAACATGGAATAGATAATAACTTAACATTAAAACTAATAAATTAGTCCAACAGCGTAACACTAGATATAGAATACCAAGGGCGAGGCCAACAAACTTCAAAAACAGACACACCAAACAAAAGAAATTCAAATCTATAAACTTGCTATCAATAATGTACTTCTCCGACGAAAGATGTGGTAAAATTGATAAAAAGTGATAGGCGTGCGTCTCATAAGCCTCCAATAGTAAAGGTACTGCATTCTCTTCAAAGAGTGCTTGATAAGTGCCAGCATCGGATTTAAAACCCAATGGTGCCCATAAGAACCGATTCAAAAACGATCTTTTGAGCCACTTCCGGAAAATGTCCAACCATACGCATTCGACATAATTGGAATGATTATCCAGCTCGTCTAAAACGGGCTCTTTAATAGCACAAACTTTTTGGCAGTCAACTCTAGAGCAGCATTCACAAATTGTTATACGGTCTCCCACATTAGAATTCCTAGTTACTACATCCTCTTGTATTTTAAAATGTTCGCGTGATTTAGATATTAAGAAGTTCAGCAATTCATGGATGGAGACATACTCGCTACCGTTGTGTGAACGCAAACACACCTCATGTGTATATTGACCATTAGCAGATGTCTGCTTAATACGGTAAACTTTAATGTTCCACAAATCCATAATGGGTGACCTTCCTTCTTCCAACCAATCTTGTGGTATCTTACCATGTTCTAAGAAACCCTCCGATGAATACCCATCTTTAACACTGACTTCAATGTGAACAACCAATCTTCTCATAACACTGATGGGAAGGGTGCTCCAGTAATCGGACTGCAACTTTTGATCATTAGTTGTGATAGCTACGACAGCTGGTTCAACTTTAATGCTACCTTTTTCTTCCGCTATGGCTTTAGGCGCGTAATACTGAACATTATTAACAAGGGAGATAATCATGTCAGCCGGATTAACCTCAGCTACTTCAGCGCGAGTGTTAGCTGCATCATCTATCAACACAGCAGTTGTATCAGCCCTATAAGTTGAGTAAAATTTATCATTGGGCTGTAAGGTGCACATATTCTTGTCGGTATGATCGTAACCATTAGCTTTAAGCACGGTAGCCATAATAAGGTTAACTATAGTGGATTTTCCAACACTACTAGGACCATAAACACATATGCCAAAAGGAGCCTTACGCATGCCCTGTAAGGGCTTTGCAGTTTGATATTTAACCATGAGTTTAGATACCATGGTGAGTTTCTGCATTAGAGCAAGCCGATAATGCTTATTGGATGTGTTATTCATCAAATAGCGTAAAGTAACCATGGTATCAGCTAAAAGAGCATGATAGGAAGAGTTGCTCTTACCGGTAAGTCTTTCATAGCCACCACGACACACAACATCTATATTAGATGAAAGATGAATAATATCATCATCAATCTTACCCAACTCATCAAGAGAGAAAAGATCAACACTCTCACCGGAAAATAAGTTGGTACACATCTTGACAAAATACTCTATAGTAGATAAAGCATAGTCAAAGAAATCTGTATGTTCCGTTTCCGTGTCCAAACTCTTAACAGTAAACAACTCAAGGCCTTTGATAGTAAACCTAATAGGATCTAAAAGCCCAAAAGTAACAACTAATGTCATGACTTTATGTAAATTCTTAAATAAAGTCGTATTCTTAAAGGATCTCAACTTTCGAATACCATCACAAATATTAGAGTGTAATTCATTACTAGCAACTGAAGAATCCCCAGAAAAGAATTCATCAAAACATGTGAAATCATCATCTTCAAGAAAGCTAATAGGGCAGACACTATTACTCAAATAATCTGATACAATGCCGTAAAGTGTATTGTCCATACGCTTCTTAAGGAAAAGTAGCGTGGTGCTAACTAACACGGCAAAATCTCGAGTACGATAGAACACAGTAAAGAGTAGGAAAGTATCTTCCAAAATATCAACTATATCATTTGTTTCGGTGAAAGTGGTATTAGATTGTGGTTCCATACATTTCTTGAAAATAGTGGTTAACTGATCCACGTCAAGACTACACCTACTATGGCGCTCAGCTTTCTTTATCTTGTCAACAAAGGTCGTGGGATGAACAAAGTCATCACCAGGTATGTAAGTTCTTTTATCGATCCGCGGTTTCTTACTATCGCGCATTTTTGTTTTAAATCGTTTATCTGATGCTTGGTTCTTCATTGTGCAAATTTAACAAAGGTGAGAAAATTAATGGTGAGAAGATATTCATTGAGATATTGTAAAGCGCTATAACTATGTTTTGTATCGTCCGAGCAGGAAGATATGAGAGAGAGATACAGTATGCGCCTGACTGTTAGCATCCCACCATTGCTTAAAATTATTAAACCCAATTGGGAAAAACTAACGGATGTTATAATGGGGCAATTCACATCTCGTTAAAGTTTTTTGTAGTACACCGAGGTAGTATAATAACTAATTCCTACCTGGTCTTCTATAAGATACAAGGATTTCCACCCAGTTTCCCACTAAGCACCTGAGCGAGCTCAGAATCCTAGTCTTATAACTGCTTTTATATCACATAAGTGCGAGGTCACAATGACATACAATCGAATCAGCCTGTGATTATTGAAGGTATATACACCCACCGTATGATATTATAGTGTCGCCACAAGGCGAAGGAGAAGTATCATTATAGGTAAAACTTAAACATACAGAAGTTTAAATAAAAAAGAAGGTCATGCTGACCCACGGTGTCTAGTGGTTTCTCAAGCCACGCAACCGCTGAGTCCATCAACGTATCTTTTATATCAAAACAACAACAGCACAAATTTTTATGATTTTAAATTATATATATATATGGTTACCCTTTTCCAGGTCATGGATTCTGTAACTAAAATACAGGTTACCATCGTTTTGATATTTCGTACTGCTTCATGCATAAGCATGGCGAATAATCCATAAGTCGAAAGACAAATAAATAATTCTGGTAGAACTGAAAGTGATTTCTTTACAAGTTAAAGAATAAACTAATTTTCCCAGCACAATAAATAACTGTATAGTGAAACTATAAATTCTAATAGAGTATTATCTCTAATAAAACTTAAAGCCAAACTAGTACAGGACTTACGTGCGGCGGCTAATCGAAGCCGGCCAAAATAACTCAATACTCC